GGAGTAGAGGCTACCGGAAGTTAATTCTTTCTGGAGAAAAACCAAATTTCCAGCTCTGTAAGGCGCTGGATATTTTGTTTGACAGCATCACCAAAGATTGTGGCCACGCGAGAAATCGTGTGTTTTGCCCTCTCCGAAAAGACTCTGTCAGAGGTCGGTAAAGCCAATGAGCGCAAGCGCATTGGCCAGTCCGGCTTGTCAGGTTCTCCGAAGGTATAAACATCCTTACGTATCTTGATGTATTCTTCTGAGAATTGTCCGTAGACATTCAACATAGGAATACACTGGGGTACGTCAGAGACCACTTCCGCGATCTCAGGATTATCATAGAGACTTGTGATAGCAATGGTTAGGTTAGTTGCGAATTCCCCTAAGGGTTCGCTTCTTACTCCTCCACGGCTATCAAAAGGATCGCTCTTTAGGAAGCACGTCTGTGCAGCCTCCGCTATGATTGATTGGGCGTGTTCAGCGCTCATCAAATCAAGTGAATTCTTAACAGACACCGGGATCTCAAAATGCCTAATGATATGCCTTACGGCGTCATTAGCCAGTATGGATCCCCTCAGGACTTTCGTCATGAGTTCCCCGAGAAGCGATCTGTCTCGTATCTTAGCGCAGTATACTGCGTTTCGACCGATTACAGTTCTATAAAACTCTGAGACACTAACGGGTATTCCAGATTCCCATATCCAATCCCTTAGCTCCTGCTCCATGAGGAGATTAGTAAGAAGATAAAACTTCTTGCTAGATTCCCTTAGAGCAGAGAGTGGGAAAGGTGAGATCTCTTCGCCATTAAGAACAAGGCGCTTAGCAAACTCAAAGAGTTTACCAGAGCTATGACTCTTAACGTCTGAAATACTAACACCGAGGGAAGCTATGGTTTCCCTATATAACTTTGAAAGTGATTCGTCCCCAATAAGGACGTCATCACCTAAAATCATATAAGGAGCTTTCTCCCAGGACAAATTTAAACGTCTGCAACACCAAAACATTATGTAGTGGTGCGCGACAGTAAATGAAGCCCAGGAAGAGTAGGCCCCCATAGGATTGCCGGTAGCATAGGAAATTTTCTTTCCCGTACTACCTACATCAAATGGAAGACCAACCATAACGTTTTCCCAAGCCTGTACATAGAAACCGGGTAAGTGACCAAGGAGGACTTGACTAATAACTTTGATAGGAAAACGATCAGTTGCTGATGATAAGTCAACACTGTCGTAGTACTTCCAAGTTTTAGAAGCCTCTCGGAATTTACCCTGATTAAAGGTACAGTCCTGAGGGATCTTACGTAAAACGTCATACAGATAATCGTGAAAAGGCCGTAAAGCAGTCTGGGACCAATAGTCCAAGATAGCGACGACTCTCACTTTTAACTCTGAATCACCGAACCACGTAAGTCTTCTAAGGGTGTTTCCCTTCGTCCATCCCGTTCCAGGTATTAGGTGGGCCGTTCGGTTGAGGATCTCGAAGATCCCTGCCAACTTAGGGCCACCTAAAATCTTTACACTCTCAAAGATAGGAGTATCTCTGAGAAGGAAAAAGTCTTCCATAGAAGTATATAAAGCGGTCGAACCAGTTAAACTGGAAGGACCGGCCTTAGTACTAAAATGGAAGTTTTTGAAACGGAGACGACGCGGTACATCTTTATTAGATCGATATCCCAGGGAGCGCCAGAAAGCTGCCGTATCTCCTCCTATAGAGGGGTCCACCACTGAAGGTGGGCTTTCTATAGGGGAGAAGTCAGGTAGCTTTCCGAGTGTTAGAGAACGCGTGGAGTACAATACAGTTAATACCAGGCGTAAAAGCGTGGTATTAGACAGTAAGGACTCCTTACGGACTCCTAGCCCTTTTGGGAAACCATCTTTAGTATAGCTGACGCCTTCTACTACCTTCTTAGGGTATTCACCCGACAAGAAGTGCAAAAGGGCGAGTCTATGGTTCTTACACCATAAGACTAACTCTAGAGCACCTCTAGATGAGTAGATACGTTCTAATTTAGCAATGAGAGGCCTCACCGTACTCAAATCGACCGGTTCTTTCAGCTTGATAACTGAAAGCATCCAGGCCAAGACTCTAATCAGCATCTTTGACCCTTTTGAAAAAAGGTTGAAGTTTGTAATTGAAGTCTGAGCGTGGTATCCCTTCCGGGAAGCCCAGATTTGGGGTACTAACCCAAATAGGATTTCGGATGTGGGCGCAATCTGCGAACTCTTTCTTTAGATGAAAGAGAACTTTCCC